CTCTTATTTCTTTATGATAACTGCTACTGTGTTTAGGGTGGCAATACCCGCATTTAAAATTACACTCGTTACCAAAACTAATTTCGATATACTGAGGATTTACTGGCGCTATAGGATTATTTCGAATTTCTTTAAGACGTTCTTTGGTGTAGATACTAGCATTGCGCTCTTTTCGATCGCTAATATAATCCTCACCCATAGCTTCGATATTCCAACAGTACTGACAGCCTGCAGGTTTTTGTCCGGCTATCATTTGCGCACGTTCGATTGTTTTTTGTTTTGTGTTGTGTAATGCGCTTGGGTTTCTCGCTAATTCTTCTAAAGGAATTGAATGCGGTGCAGGATGGTAACAGCTATGTGTTTCGCCTGTTTGAAGATAGATAGTAGTATGATGCCATTTAGCCATACAAAATGTAGAGCTAACTTTATTCATTATTGGAATAAATTTCTGTATTCTATCTTTATCGTTCATTGAATTTTTCTTTAAGCCAGTCAAAGTCATTAATTTTTCTTAATGCTTCAATGTCTCCCCTATGTGCTTCGCCGTATGCTTTGCCAGCTTTTGCTCCTGCAATTGCAAATTCGCCGAATGGTCTATCTGCACCCACAGTACACCATGTTTCTAATCTCTCTTCGGTTTCGTCATTTTTTTGACGATCAATAACTTTACTAGATAATTTAGCACATTCTCTAAATCCACTACGCCACGAACTGTATTCGTCAGTATTGAACGCAGTAATATTGGACAACTCTTTAACTGCTTTAAACTTTGACGATATACTAGTTGTCATATCCGGTCTCGAAGTGTCCATATTAACTGTCATAGAGCGTGGCAATAACTTAACCCCACCGTATCCATAAATTAAATCGTTAATTGGATTCTGACTTCTCCAAACATGAACACAATCTAAACTATACTTGTCAACTTCGTAATCAAAATTAAAGGTATCTACAATTTGAGCATCTCCGTCTACTACCCAAAACATTCTTGTAAATGCTTTTTTCGCAGCAGCAATATGTGCTTGATGAATACCTTTAACTCCATTGACTCGTTGAGACATAGGAAACCTTGCTTTCAACTGTGCAAAATTTTCGTCGGCATTTGCTTCGTTATAACTGATAAAAATAATGTCGTACATCATTTGTAATATGTAAATCCTAATTTAATTGTTTCTTCGTATAAATCAAGTGTATATTTGCTCTGTTGTGGATCAAGATATGGGAAATTAAATCCTAATTCACTTTTTAACTTGTCCCCCAACTCTTGTATGTCTTTGATCAACGATGTTTCATCTGCTTCATAACATTTTATAGTTTCGTCGTAAATGTTTTTTAATACATCAAAATCTCTAACGTTAACATAATTCCAGTCAGTACAATTAGTCATCCAGTTACCTAATCTTGCACCCATTACAGCAAACAATCCGTTTTCAGTATGACTACCTACTGTAGACCACATTCTAAGTCTATGTAAATTATGCCACCAGATTGATTGTTGTATAGCATGAGCAGGAACTTTTACTCCATTACTAAGTGTCATTTTGACACCTTCACGAAATCCTGCTCTCCATGCTTGGAATGGGCTACCTGTTATTATTGTATCGCTATAGCATTGGGCAAATTGTCGATAACCATCTTCCCAACAAAAATCAACTTGCGCACGATCAGAGGAGGATGCTTCGTGTGTGCGCATATTAAGGATAAAGTCTTTTTTCCAAATCTTTAATCCACCGTTGCCGTATAGCAAGCCGTTTACACAATTACGCCCTAGCCAACTATAAACTTCTATTTTTTTATCAGATACATCAATGTCTAGATTAAAAAATTTAGAATCAACAATATTGTCAGCATCGACAGTTATTAACCAATCTGTATCCGATAGTTCTGCGGCTGCTTTGTGTGCAGCATCGCTGCCTTTAACACCATGTACACGTTTTGCCCAAGGTACCTTGTTACACAAATCAGCATAATTTAAATCTGCGTTTGGTTCATCGTAGCTTAAAAAAACAACATCGAACTCGGCTACTTTCATTTTATTTCCATTACATAATTTTTAAATAACCGACGTGTAAAAATACTGAACTTCTTTTTAAGTACGATGTTTTCAAACACCTTATTTTGATTAATAAGTTCAGCTATAGACAACGACAACATGTAGTAAACTACATTTGGATCATTATAGTCAGTAATTAATAATAACATCTCTGTATCAGTGTTCCAATGTATTTTTCTTGCTGCCGTAGATTCTGTATTTCTTGTGCCCTGAAATTTTGAAGCCATGGCTACTTCTAGCTTGTTTTCATTTTGAAAATAATCTATAAAAATGTCATTGTTTTTTTCAATTGTCCATTCTGAACTAACTACACGATGAAGTATATCGTCGATTGTGGTTAAACTTTTAATTTGAGAAATTTCTAATACATCGGCTGTTAAATCAACGTAACAAGAACTTAATTGGGTATTACCTTGTTGAATTGACAATGCCAATTCTGTATCAATTGAAATTTTATTTTCGTAGGAACCGGCAACGGCTCCGGGATATATTCCTCTGATAAATCCTGTTTCTGTATCGTATACTGCCCAATAGACGATTTCAACATGTTCCTGAGATTTGATCCATTCATCAAAGTCAATTACTTCTTCCATGATATCTCCTCTAGCAGACTAATTACTTCATCAGTAATTAAATCTTTTTCAACATAATGTAATATTCCCTGTTGATGATAATTACCTATCTTAATATTCCCGTGAGAATTAATGTAAAATCCAACATGGTCAGTCCATTTGTCTGCAGAATACGGCCAATCTTGCACCATTGGTTTCATATGAACTACTTTAGGAAACTCGAGATTATACGATATTTGATCAGAAATATCTAAAATGCTAGCTGCAACTGCAAACGCTTCGTCTGTTCCTACTACTAAGGGAATATACTTTTCAAGATAAATGTGTTTAAAATCCTTCGGATGTTTAATAATATATCTGCCCAATGTAAAAAATTCTTCAGCAAGTTTCGAATCTTTCTTAAAAAATGTAAAAAATGAATATAAGTTGGGCAAGTTGTTAGCAGTAAAAGTTTTTCTATAATAGTCACTAGTTACTTCTTTTCCCCTATAGGTAAACGCTTTAGCAGGAATATATAATTCACAATTTTCAATAAAGTATTCAATATAATGACTGTAATCTCTAGTGAACAACATGTCTGCATCTAGACAAACTGTATGGTCCCAGGGACTTAATTTGTCCATCCAGCTTCTACCGTCCCAATGAGATTCTTTATTCCATTTAATAACTTTATCAAATACCCAATGACTTTTAAGATTGGTTACTTCTCTGTCGTCATCTATTATCAAAGCTACCTTGTCGTACCCTTCTTTCTGGGTGTTTTTAATACTCAATGCAAGTGCATAGGCCAATTTAAGATAATCTGCCTTTTCTGATTTTGATACTACAATTAGATATCCAAATGTCATATTAACTTTAATAATTGTTCGCTATTTCTTACTATGCTTTGCTTATTCATTATATGAACATCTACATTAGAAATAGAAGTAAGTGTAAATTTATTATCACCTTTCATACTGTTAAGAAGAAAAATTAAATTACCCTCGGGTGTAACTTCATGGAGCATATCTTTATCCAACACAGTAAGAATCGCCGGCAAATCAATACCGTGGTTTTCTTCAAATCCATTTATAATATGATGTGCTACACTGAATGCAATATCATTTCTAAACTGCCTCGAGTCGAATCTATAAATGTCTGAATAAAATTTATAATTTTTTCTTATGTGATTAACTAGCTCAAAGAAAAATTTGCTCTGTTCTGTTTTTTTAAACATAACGGTAGTTGCCCAATATAGATGGATGCCTGTATCAGAAACATGCTTGTCTAAAATACCAACACGCTCACCTTTAATGTCATTCATGGCGCTGCCTATCATTACATCAAGGTCAACATTCCAATATGCTCCTAACCGATCCGATAATACCAAATAGTCACTGTCAATCAACAACGTTGTTTCGTAAGGTGATAACTCCCACACAGAAGCTCTATTGGAATTAATAAACGGAATATCTTTTGCTTCATCACCGTCTCTTAGCATTCTATGATTTAATGTATTTGGTTTTTCGACTAATATTACCTTGTCGAAAATTTCTAAAGATTTTTCATAGACTATAGATGTTTTCATCCACTCAACAGTAAACTTATCGGTTACTAAAGATACCGGAACGTTCAAATGTTTTTTAGCTAGTCCCCCAGCAATTACTGCCAAGAGTCCATAATCTAAATCTTTACTGTTATGTGCAAATATTAAAACTCCGCGGGTCATAGGTCCACTAACATCTTAACAGTTCTAGCTTTTTTAATACCTTGATATTGCTCATAATAATCATATACAGATGAAAAATATCTATCAATAATTTCATCTCTAAATAATGAGAGATCTTCAATTAGAATGGGATTTTCGTTTGAATCGAGTATAGGAACATCGTTAGTCCTGTCTTGATCAATTAACATTTGGACAAATACTATTAGGGTTCGATCAATTTTAAAAATCCCACCATTGTGTCCATAGGTAAGTTTTGCATCAACTTTTTCTTTAAGTTGTCTACGCTTTGTTGATAATGTTTGATTGTAATTGGAGAAATCTAGAGCTTGTTCTAGTCGCGGATCCATTGAAACCCCTATAAAATACGTACTTTATTTATACGGTACTTTATAGGGGAATAAAATTATGAACCGGTAATTGCGCCTACTGAATAAGATGGGCTTGTGATTGTAAAGGTGCCCGACGGCTGCAAGCCGCCTGTTGCTCTAATTTGATCAACTGATAAAGATAAGGAACCATCGACTACATCATCAGGCGGTAATGGTTGTGTATCCACATATGAATCTATCCATCTTGCACGGAATGTTAGTATCCTTGCTGTGCCTGTTGAATTATTAGCAACATCGCATAACGCTTCGAGTCTGTAGGTGTTTCCAGAATACGGAAAACTCGTAGGACTCGATGAATACCACGTTTGATATGCATTGGTTAGACTATAAAAATTAACAGCAGGCGTTATAGCACCAAATGCCTGTGTACCAACCGATGTTAATAATGAGGACCACGAAGCATTTTGATCAGATGTTGCGCCGCCTGTTCTCGAACTTGTAAATCTAATTTTGCCGCCACTATTAAAAAAGAATCTAGCAGCTTCTGAAGTTGTAAAAGTAACCGTAACAACTGATTCTACCTGACTAGCCCATGATGTTGAGCGTGTTGCTGTTCCGCCCGCTTCCACTGAGAACTGCCCTACACCTAAATTAAATCTGTTAGTATCTGCTGTATCGGATAATGTACTATATTGAGTATTTGGTTGTGCAGCTCCGTATCTAATTACACTATTTGCTTCGACTTGTATAATGGAAGGAACTGTTCCTGTTTGATGATACAGGGCATTATAAATATCCCATCTTAACGCATCCCATTGAGCCTTTGTAATAATGTTTCCCGAGGAAACACTAGAACTTTGAACACTTTGACCGTATCCCCTGCTTCCATCTCCTGTACCTATTACACGAACTATTTTATTTCTAATAGTTGTATAATCGGATTCCGAAATAATATCACCAACTGGCATAATGCTTCCTTATAGTACCACTGCTTCTACTAACTTAACACCTTGCTCATCGCTTGATTCTAATGCAATGGCAAACATATCCATTTTTGCGCTACCTGCAGATATCGCTACGCCACCGTCTGAAGCAACCAATCTATCTCCCTTACGAACTGGACCTTTTACTTTAACAGGAACTCGCCCTTTAAGTGCAACATATGTACCGCCTTCTAGATCTTTATTCATCATAAAGGCAGGATTTTCAGAAACAACACCAATCGCACGTTGTCCCCAAGAGCTAGCAGTTACTTCTTTTTCACCGCCAACTACCATTACTGTTCCTACACTGTATTCTTCGTCTGCTAAGTACTTCTCGGCTAAGTCAGCGTAACGTGCGGCTGTTGCAGTACCGTTAAAAATAACTGCTGTTAAGTTTCCGCTGCCGTCTCTAGCTGCAATAGTATTAGCTGAAGCTGACGTTTTTGCTGATTTATAATTAGGATCAGTGTCGGATGCAGCGTTATCTATCTTAATTCTGTCAGCAAATGTAGCTGTGCCAACGAAACGGTTTGCAATTAGGTTGGCATTCGCATCTCTTAATGCAATTGTTGATGCAACTGCATCTTGAGTTCCTACTTGATTATTTAACGCTAGGGCATTCGATGCATTTCCAGTAACGTTACCAATTACATTGCCATATACCGTTGATAAATTATCTGCATTACCAAGATTACCATAGAATACTTTTTGAGTTGCATCGTAGGCTTTTGAATTATCGGATGCTAGTACATCACCTTTATGTGTACCAGTAATGTTACCAACTACGTTGCCTGTTACATTTCCAAATAAGGACGTTGCATAGATGTTTGCCCATGTGTCAACTGGGGATCCTATATTAAAAAAGTTTTCAGTGCCGGGAAGAATAGCTGTAGATGTGAAGACTGCGATATCGCGATTAACATTACCGTTAAACTTAACACGAATTTTAATCGGAAACCCTAATTGGTTTTCAATTACAGGCTCATCGCCGTTTTCTATACTTATTCTTAAGTCATTTTGATCGCCTACCGTAAAACCGCTGTCTGCAAATCTTGAATTTGCTGGCAAATTCGGTACCGATTGACGAACAAATTCAGTGATAGGAAACCCTGCAAGCTTTAACGAGTTTGACGAGGTTCCCCAATAGAAATGATCATCAAGTGTAACACCAGTATCGTCAGTATTAACTAGTGTAAACCCTTTCTTTATAGTTTCGAAACCCTGGTCTCGTAACAGCTTTTCTCTAGAACTCTCGCTAATACCGGATATTCTAATAGTAAATTCATCTTTACTAATAACTGCAATTACTTGAGTATTTGATTTAAGTAAAGTTACAGAATGTGTTACACCTTCTGTATCTTCGATAATCTGAACTTCGAACCCGCTACCGCCTAAGTCTGACGATATGTCTGGGCCAATTAATACATACTCTGATCCAGTCCAGATATACAACTGCTCTGCAGACGAATCAAACCAAAAATCACCACTTTGTTGCTGAAACTCTGGAGATAATATTCCTACTTCAGCACCACTTGAGGTTCTAAATGCTGTACCGTCATAAAACTTTAATTTTTTAGTACCTGTATCAAACCAAACTTGACCGCTAATAGCTTTGGGTGGAGGAGTTGTGTTAGAAAAACTTTCTAACAGATGTAGAAAATTTTCGTTCTGGATTTCGCCGTATCCTGCATAATTCTTACCGATAAATCGTAAGTCTGTCGTGGAATCAATCGTTCCGTCATCTACCGATGTTAAAGGTGTTCCGTTAAATCTGTCTACTGGATATGCCATCAATCTGCTCCGTTCTAACTGTTATTTATCGCATTTAATGGATTTACATTCTGCCCGCAGCAACTTCTATAACTCCTCGAATCCCATCAAAATTCTCGAGTGCTTTGCCTACTACTGTTCCTAATTGCGGATTATTGCTCGGTCTTGCATAACCATCGCCGCCACTTATTAGAATATCGCCTTTTCTGATATTTCCACGTACTTTGCAAGGTACTCTACCTTGCAATGCTAGAGCAACTACATGCTTTCCTTTACATTCAGAATTCATTAGATATGCAGGCGTTGTTGAAACAATACCTGCAACTGCACGAGTAGCATCTTCTGCTAAGGTTACTTCAAAATCGCCACCGAATGCTAATACAGTTCCCGGTTCATAATCCCTATCTGCAACATAATTTTCTGCTAAGTCAGCATATTGGGCTTGTGTAGCAACACCTACAAAGAAGTCAGCATAGACATTACCAAAAGTTCTAGTCGGTAAACCAATGTTACACTTAGAATTTAAATCGCCCACAAATGCTGGATCGTTAGATCCGCCGGCAGCTTGTGCAACGTCACTAGGCATGAATTCAAAATCTGCTCTACCTGCGGCTTGTTTATCATCGGTAATCGAAATTCTTAGACCCTGACCGTTGTTTATTTTTAGAGTAGAATATACACTTTGATCAATAACAAACTCAACATCTTGGTTATTACCTAAGACTATACCAGCGTCATCGACCCTTAATAAAGTCAATGTACCTAAACTGGTTA